ATCGTTTTAAAGTAATTCTTTTTTTCTGAATGTTCAGAGTGGATTTAATTATTTTCTCCTTACCAATAAACTGACTCTTAATAGATTGTAAGGTTCCAGTAAGAGGAGAAATTATTTTTGCCATTATGCCGGTTTAATATTCAACAGATTTGCAGTTGTCCTAGTATCTTTACCTGAAGGTATAACTGGCGTTTTTGTTCCTTTAGATCCTCCACTAGATCCTCTTCTACCCCCCATGCCGCCACCAGCTGGATTGTATACCCTCGGTGCAGGTTTAGGTGTTGGTGTAATTGGTTGTCGTACTGGTTTATTTGATCCTAATCTTGCCGCTCTTGCTTTTTGTGCTTCTGCATAATTCGCATAATACTTACCATCGGATGAAGAATAATACCTGCCAATAGACGCAGCACCCGCTTGTTTTACTCTTGCGGCAGACGCTGCATCTGCTGCTTTATTTCTATCAATATCTTTTTGAGATCCAAACATTGAGGTGAACCCTCTTCCTATTTGACCTAGAAGTCCACCTCTACCCTCAGTCTCTTTCCTTCTTGCTTTATCTTCCGCATCAAATCTAACTCCTCGTGATGCCTGTCCTGAGCGACTATGCTCAAAACCAGCATAACTTAACTTATTAAGTCTTTGTTGAGAGGTTAAACCACTTAATTCCTTTTCCCTTGCTGCTGTATTTGCTTTATAATAATCTTGAGATCTAACTCCCATAAATCCACCTATTGTTTTTGCTTTTGCAAATGCAGCATCACGAGCACCCGCAAATCTAGATTGATATGGAGTATATCCTGTCCCTGCTGCTGGTTTAGGTGTTGTTTCTGCTGCTGGTTTAGGTGTTGTTCCTGCTGCTGGTGTGGCAGTTGCCGCAGGTTTCAAACTATCGATTGTTAGTTTTCCAGACCAGGCATCATCATATCTCGGATCATTTGGGTTGCTGATTATTTTGTCATATTCCTCCCTTGCTTTTCTATTTGCTTCAGCTTCTGTATCTCTTTTCTGCTTACTTGCTCGTGCTTTTGCCTCCTCCTCTGCTATTCTTTTTTGTTGTTCTGGCGTAAATTCATTAGATGATTGTGGTGTTTTTAATGTTCTTACTGATGAAACGATTGAATTAGGAATACTTTTAGACGTTGAAGTGATGGAATTAGGAATACCTTGAACGGATGATTGTAATGCTTTTGAATCAACTTTAAGTCCAGGAATTCTAATTCTATTAATACTTGTGTAATCTATTCCTTTTTCTCTAGGTGTTGATTGATTTTTTCTCTGATTAGCGAGTAGTTGTGTATTTGAAGCGATTCTTTGTTGTCTTGCTTTCTCCTCAGCATCTTCTCGTGCAAATTGTTCTCTTCTCTCTGCTTTTCTTCTCGCATTAAATATATCATAAGCACCTGCACCATGTTTTGCATCATATCCTGCTCTGATGTCATCAATACCGCCATATGCTCTTGATTCAGTCCCAACCTGAACTGACTGTTCTCCTATTGGTCCACCACCGGCAGCATAAATTCTTTTCTGAACAATCTTGGGTCTGTTGGTTCCTCCACCTGCGGCATTCATTGCCTCTAAAGTATTAACACCAAACTTTTGAACTGCTCCACGAGACATCACAAACTCACCATCAGTAAGCATTGCAGGAACTTTATCAATACCTTTTGGTCCAGATACGACTCCAGGGATACTATTCAATATTCCTGCAAACCCACCAGACCCAAAAAGTTGTGCAAAGATACCTAGTTTGGAATCAACTTGTCCACCAGAGGCAGCAAGCATTGCTTTAAAATCAATAAGACCACCACCAAATGCTTCTGCAGTTGGTAAGGTCGCTGGTTCTGGAACCGATACTTGTGGAGTATCTTCTCCTCCACCCATCATATTCTTTGCTATTAATGTTCCACCAGCAACAAGAGCAGCACCAGTTAATAGTCTTGCTGCAATACCTTTAAATCCACCTCCACCACCAAGAGCCGACATTACAGCTCCTGCTTTTTTAAGACGAACTGCGTTTGCTATGGCAGCCCCAATTTTTAATGCTATGCCACCAAGAGCGACAACTGCTCTTAATCCAATACCCGCAAGATTTCTGACAACTCTACCAAATCCAGTGCCAAAAAGTATGTACCCAGCAACAAGAGAGGGCCACCAATCTTTAAGAAATCTAGCGATTGAGCGAACTTTATCTTGATTTTCTGGATTAGAAAACCAATCTATCAGATTTAATATTGCCTTTCCTAAAAATAAAGTAACAAAAAATTGTATAATTTGATCAAGAATATTTTTTACTGGTGCAACGACTGATTGTGCAACATTTTTAACTGCACTAAAACTATTTTCTAAACCAAGTTCTATTTTCTTTCTTCTAGCATTTTCTAAATCTTTTCTTTCTTGATTTGCCTCCGCAGCAATCTGTGATTTTTGTTCGTTAAGAAGTTGGATAATATTCGTGAGGGATTTTGAAATACCTTGAAGAGCAGCAGTGTCCGCAGGTGCAGCAATCAACTGCTGTTGGGGTTGAGCCACAGGAGTTTGGGTTGTCTTTGCACCTCCCATTAATTTCTGTGGATCTGCGACTGCCATTTTATTCTTACATTAGAAACTAGATTTTTGTTGTTGTTGTTTCAATTGTTCTTCCTCAAGATGTTGTTGCAATAATCCAACATAGACATCTCTTTCCCAAGGTATTAAATTCTCAATCTCCCATAAAGAATATTTATGGTACTGCATCAAAGAAAAATTAAGTTTAAAGTAATTTTCTAGATCCATATGGATCATGGCTATGCGAAAAAAGATGCTAACCCTTCTAGGACAACTTCACTTTCAACCTCAGTTTTTGGATTTTTAATTTGTATTTTATGTGAAAGTTTAGGCATTGTTTCAAAGAACTTCTCAATATCCTTAAATTGAGAAGAGTTCATTGATTCTAAAAATTCAACAACTTCTTTTTTCGTTACATCGGCAGCAGACCAAACCTCATCTTCCGTGTAAATTTTATCAATACAAGATGCAATTAGTTCAAAAGATTGCTCCATTTGATTTTCATTATTAAAGTCAAAATTATTTTTAATGAATTGTTCAAGTGATGGATATTTCATCTCCATCATGATTTTTGGATCTACTTGAATTTTATTTGTATGTTCCTCATTTTTTTGTACCTTAATATCATCAAGATTAATGCTTACGGAAACATTAGTTTCATTGTCGTCTGGACAGATGATATTAACATCAACCTGTTCTCCAACAGATTTGCCACGAATATTAAGGAACAAAAATTCAATATCAAAAGTTGGTAAAGTCTCTACTTTAATATCTTTTGTATGAATACAATTTTTGATAACAGCCTTAATGGCATTAGTAATTTGCTTTGTGTCTTCACTTTCTAAAGCAATTACTAGGAGTTTTTCTTCTTTAACTAGAAATGGTCTGTATTTAATTGATTGTCCTGACGATGGCAACTCAAGTTCATAAGTTGGTGTAGAAATCTTAGGTAATGGCATGATGTCTTATAGAGTATTTCAGTGTGATTATTTATTATCGGTTTAGAGTAAATTTGCCAGAGTATGCATCTTGGACACTAAAGCTATTACCACTAGACTGTGCTGCTGGAATAGAGAATCCGCCAGTTGTGATTGGTGGAATATTAAGTCCTAAATCAGATTTTTGAGTATAAGCGGCATTTACAGCTGCCTGTTGCTGTGCAGTGAGTGGTGTGTTAAATCCAGCAGTGTTGGCATCTGCTCTAGGTTCTGGTGTTGGTGCCTCTGGTTGTGGTGGGTTAATAAAATATCTAACATATGAAAGAGAAACCGAACACTTTAGTAATGAAGAAGAGTCATATGATACTGCCATTGAGTTAACTGATGTAGGGAAACAATTTACAAATTTATACGTTAACTCTCTTCGTTGTGCGTTTTTTGTTCCTGATCCATAACTTCTTTCAAATTTAGTTACTTCAAGTCCTTGATTACAAATGTATTCCTTTGGATAATTCATCCTATAGAAATAATAACTCTTTTCAACTCCAGGGCGACCCCCTTCTTTAGATGCAATTTGTTCTCCTGCAGTATATTTCATCCAAGTTTCAAAATATCTAATCGGTAAATAATTTTCAGCATCAACATAAAAAGTTAAAGCGAGAGTATCATCAAATTGCCTCCTATATGCATGTCTATGAGTGGATCCGTGATAATCACCAGTTATATCATGAGTTGCAAGTTGAGATCCTGGAAGCACTGCCTCGGAACACAATAAGTTTAATTTAGATTGATTAGCCAGAAAATTTGGTATTCCATTTTGTGCTAGATAACCACCGGTTAAACCGTCTGGTATTGGAATTTTGACTTCAAAAAAAGAGGTAAGTGCCGGATGAAGTAAATTTGTTTTAATGTCCTGAATATTCTTGGAGGAAGGCATTTATAAATACTTTTTGACCTTATATATTATGTATGGGAGAAAGTATCAAAAGTAGATATAAACCATCTTATCCCAAGAAATACAAAGGTGATCCTAACAATATCATCTGTCGTAGTAGTTGGGAGAGAAAGTTTTGTCACTGGTGTGATTTAAATGAAAGTATTTTAGAGTGGGGTAGTGAAGAGTTTTATATTCCATATATCTCTCCTGTCGATAAAAGAGTTCATAAGTATTACCCAGACTTCATTATCAAAGTTAAGGAAAGCACAGGTCAAGTGAAGACTTATGTGATTGAGGTCAAACCCAAAAAGCAAACCAAACCACCTGTGAAAACAAGCAGAGTTACCAAGTCATATATTCACGAGTGTATTACATTTGAGGTCAATCAATCCAAGTGGAAAGCAGCAAGAGAGTTTTGTGCTGATCGAATGATTGAATTTAAGATTGTCACCGAAGAAGAACTTTTTGGTATTCGCTGATGGCAGAGGGTTTCGGTCAATATGTAGATACAGGCACGACAGCGAGAGTCAGAGAACTCAAAAAAAGAATATTAGAATCTGGAACGAATGATCCAGAAGATTTGATGCTTATTATTATGGAGTTGTTTACAGAAGAAGTATTATATCCAGAACCAGGAAAGTTTTATACCTTTATCTACAATCCTAAAACACCAGGTATTGAGTATGATCAACACCCATTGATTGCCTGCACTTCATTAGAGCGATGGGGATTTAAAGCGATTAACTTTCACTGGCAACAAGGAAGACAATACACTTGGAGTGAAGTTGCGGGTAAACTTCATACTATCAAATTTAATGAACTTGATGAGTTACTTGCGATACCATATGCAAAATTCCGTCTAAATAAATAAAAGTCCATATTCGATGGCAGTAACAACAAGTCCGGTTCAAAAAGTAGGGAATAATCATTATAAAACATCAGTGACTACAAACGCTGATGGATCTTTGTCTTCAACCACATTTAGAACTGATGCAAACGGGAATAATCCTGTGTCAGTTCAGACAACAAACGTTGATAAAAAAGGTGCAGCAACTCAAACTTTTGGTACGGGTGCCACAGCAGAAGAGAAAAAGGAATTTGCTGATCCAAAATCTCCACGGGGACAAGTATTATCGCAGCAAGTTGATAAGGCAAAGCCTTATGGAAACAGTCCCACAGCAGAACAAAAAGCACAACTAAACAAAGCAGGAGGTGGCTCTGGTAATACTGCTACTAATCCAACCGCAGAAGACTCCTCAAATAAAAATACAGATCCTGCAGCACGAGAAGCACTTAACAAAGAATTCAAAGCAAGGGATAAACAAGGAACAAGAACACAATATGAGGATCTAGTTTATCCTTTGGATTTAGCAGCAAGTCATCAAGATATAGTTAAGTTTTCTATTTTAAAATATGTGCCATCACTTTCAGAGGCTGGACGACAATCAGGTGGAGTATCAACATCGGGTAGAATCGT